AAAGGATAAATAATTACATGGCTAATACACCGAAAGATACGTCATTAGAGAATTATTACTATGCAGAGCAACTAAGACACCATATTGTTCAATTTATGGCAGTTTTTTCAGGTCTTAAAGTATCTGTGGGTAAAAACGATTTCAATTCTCAAACTAATCTTATAGAAGTTCCTATTGTATACGGTAGTAGGGATAGAGTTGTATCGCATATTTTTTCTGATAATACACAGAACAAGATGTTAAGATTACCCATGATGAGCGCACAATTAACTGGCATGGAAATTGCTCTTGATCGTTTGACTGGTCAGGGGCAGGAAAGAAAAGAAGTAAAGTTGAAAAGAGGTGGCATAATTCCCGATGATCTTCAACAAATAACCACTCTTCAATCTATTCCATATCGTGCTCAGATGGAGCTTTTTATCCATACTACCAATACTGACCACCAGTTTCAGATGCTTGAACAAATACTATTACTGTTTGACCCATCTCTCCAGATTCAAGTATCTGATGCATATGGTAACAGACAAAGCATAGTTCAAGTATTTCTAGAAAACATAACACTAGATGAAAACTATCCAGCGGGAAACGACAACAGAATTATTTCTGCTACATTAAATTTTAGTTATGTTTTTTATCTCACTCCTCCATCCAATCTAAAAGATGAAATCATAAAAAGTATTAAAATTCGTCTTCAAGCTCTCAACCAACTAGACAGTGATCCTGCTGCTCTAAATGACGGAAAAGTCGATCCTTTTATCATTTCTACTATCGGCGCTCCTAAACAGTAAATTTTCTAAAAAACAGATACAACCCTCATAAATAGTAGTAACACAATAAAAAATTATTGTAAGGAGAATTAATAATGGCAACTTTAGTAAGTCCGGGTGTAGCTGTAGACGTAATTGACGAATCCTTTTTCATTCCGGGTCGTCAAGCAACAGTTCCACTAATTTTTATTGCAACGGCTGATGAAAAAACACAGCCTGATGGTGTTACACCAGCTTTGGGAACTTTTGAAAGTAACGTCGTAAGAACAGTTACCGGTATTAGTCAATCCCTACAACTATACGGATCACCACGTTTCTTGACAGATTCTGCGGGTCAGCCACAACATGGCGACGCTCGTAACGAATATGGTCTAGATGCGCTAAACAAATTCCTAGAAATTGGCGATCGTGCTTTTGTAGTACGTGCTAATGTAAACCTTGATGATATCTATGAAAATATCAAGGCTCTATGGAACAACAAAATTCTTGATGCGGGTGATCTACTCAACGAACTAGTTGCCAATTTTATCGATGAGTACAACGAAGCTAACGGACTAGTACCTGCAAGCCCCGGATTCAGAGAGTCTGTTACTGGTACAGAGTTAAAAACTCTTGTAAATGAAGCTCTTGCTCCTGTTTTTGCTTCATATTCATTCTCTTCAACACAGTTCCAGCAAGATTTTCTACAAGATCATACCATTGATCTAGCTGGATTCCAAGAAGTTATTTTTGATAACACGGGTGGAAATATCACAGGTGCTGATGTTACTGGTTTGAACAATGACTCTACTCTATACGGCTTCGAAATTGAAATCGCGGATAATGGTGGTGTAAACACCTTCGTTGTTCAGGTAGCAGGTCAAGATGCTCAAACATTCGCAGAACTAGTCTCTGAAATTGAAACTGCAATTCAGGCAGTAACAGGAGATGCTGGTACAGTCGTAGAAATCATTGCGGGAAGAATTCGTATTACTTCTGGACTAGCTGGCGCTACTTCAAGCGTAGAAATCATTTCTGATGGTTCAAGTGGTACAACGCCACTTTTTGCAAATACTAACTTGTTTGAGTCTTTTGCACCACCAGTTCAAGGCCAAGGCCCAGACCCACTAGATATCTACACAGACGATTTTACAGTAATCGTTGGAACATACGATGGTCTAGATGCTTTGATTGATCAGTGGAACTCTGGTAGCGTTGTAGCTACAGAATTCACACCTAACGAAGCTGAAGGTCTACTATTGACAGCAGCAGGAGACTTCGATAACACCCTTGAGTTCCGTAATGGTACTTCTCTGGGCGCTAACGATGCTGCTCGCCGTGCAGAAATTGTACAACAACTTCAGGCGGCTATCAACAATCCTGATAACTTGGTACGTTCTGAAAGATTCGACTTCAACCTTGTTGTATGCCCCGGTTATTGGGAAACAACCGATGAGCTTCTAAGACTTGCGCAGGACATGGAAGGTGAAGTATTCGTAATCGGTGATACACCATTCAATCGTCCTCCAACGGGTCCAAACGGTATCGTAGACTGGTCTGCGGATAACAAAGTATTCAGCAACCTAGTTGCTTATTACTACCCACACGGCCTCTCTTCTAACACAGACGGTGCTACAATCATGACAAGTGCAGCAGCTTCTGCTCTTCGTGTTTATGCACTAAATGATCAGGAAGGTGAGCTATGGTTCGCACCAGCGGGTCCAAACCGTGGTGTAGCAAACCATCTAACAGCGATTGGTTATGTTTCTGGAACTCTAGGAACAGCAACAACGTTCGTTCAAAATGATATTGATCAAGGAACAAGAGATACACTCTTTGGAATTGATATCAACTATTTCACAAACCTATTTGACAGAGGTATTATAGTGCTATCACAAAATACAACACAATCGGCTGCTTCTGCTCTAGATCGCGTAAACGTGTCTCGTTTGGTAGCGTTTATTCGTAGAGAACTACGTCGTAGACTCTTTGACTTCTTGTTCGAACCAAATGATACTCTAACACGCCAGAACGTGAAGGCAGCTACAGATAGCTTCTTGAATGAACTTGTTGGTAGACGAGGATTGTTCGACTTCGCCACACAGGTTGATGAGAATAATAACCCACCATCTGTTGTGGATCGTAGTGAGCTTGTCGTAGACATTGCTCTTAAGCCAACACGAGCAGTAGAGTTTATCTTGGTAGACTTGAGAATTGTTCGAACAGATGCAGTTATCCGATAAGGATAATTGACATGCAAAAAGAAAGGGGGCTTAGCCCCCTTTTTTATTTCTTCAGAAGTGGTTTTATTTTCTGATCGTAATAGCTTTCCAAACGAGAATCTAATCTCTTTTTGTTTTCGGGGCTTAGATTGTTTGCAAAACCAGTGTTTTTACCGCTTGCATCCTTTGAAAGAATACCCCTTGCAATCTTTTTAAATTCATCCATATTTTCACCAAAGCTTTCTTTTGCAAGTTGGCGGATAGCCATTTTAACAGTGGCTTTTTTGCCTTCATCGGAAGTTTCTTGATGCTCTTTTCTGAGCATTTCGGTCATTTCCTTGAATTCTTTGATTTTTTCGTTCAAGTCACTAACCATTTCTTTATATTTGTTTTCAAAAGATTTGCTGGTATTGTCTTCTTTATCTTCTTCATATTTTGTCTTGACTTCGGATGGATTGTCTGCATCAAAGTACGTTTTCAAATATTCTTGAATCTTGGATTTTACACCCTGAGTAACTTCACGATTTTTTGCTAAGAAAGAATCAATTTCACTTCTGATAGGAAGTGGCTGTGTAGTATCAACAACCAAGCACATTTCGTTTGAATCTTTCTTTTTTCCTAGTCGGATAATATCAGAATCAGAAGGTCTGATGACCATACACAAATCAATATTACTGTTCTTAATAAGTCTTCCAACGTGAAATTCAATTCTATCGTCATCACAGTCAACATGACCGGTGTCAATTCTATCAATTATTTTTTGAAAAATAACATCACTGTTAACTGAAGTATTAGAATCTCTAATGACTTTTTCTGATAAAAAAGTTCTAAAACTACCCATGGTATTCTCCATTATTATACTTATATTTATTGACTATACCTTTGGTTTTAGAGAAAAATATTACGCACTTCTTATAAATAATTAAAAGAAAGAACCCTTTAGGAGAAAGTACTATGGCTCTAATTTCAGATTTAGGTGTAGATGGTGGCGGAATTGCTCAGCCGCGTCTAAAGCACAAGTGGGCAGTCACCTTCCAGAATATGGCAGGAGATGAAGAGCCTCTACGTCTACAGGCTATTACAGCAGATAGACCAAAGCTTCAGTTTGAAGAAATTGTTCTTGACCGTTACAACTCAAAAGCGTACATTGCAGGTAAGCATGTATTCGAACCTATTAACATCACATTCGAAGACGATCTAAACGGTGGTGTAACTTCGGCTCTACAAGCACAGCTTGAGCTACAACAGAATATTATTGGTTTGAACAGTGCCCCAAGACTACCTTCTGCGACAGCGGGTCAGGACTATAAATTCGCAATCAAGATGGACCTTCTTGACGGTAACACACAGGTTGTGGAATCATTCGTTCTTGAGGGTTGCTTTATTCAGAATATTGATTACACTGATCTAGATTACGCAGCTAGTGAATCTGTAAAAGTTACTGTTACATTCCGCTTCGACCTTGCGCGTCAGAATGTTAACCCAGACGGTGTTTCTGGTAAGGCTACCGGCGGTGCGGGTTCAACCGGTAACAACTTCGTAATCTAACACTATATACTTATAGTAAAGATAAAAATGTGGTTAGGTGGCGAGCTAGGAGTGGTGTCCTAGCTCGGTTGGTGAGAGGCCCTCTTCGGAGGGCCTCATTGTTTATAAATACTATAAACTGTAGGGAAATATCCATGCCAACAAGAAGCTTTACAACATTCAGAAGATTGTCAGGCGCTGAACGCGATATAGCTGATGATTTTGGTGGAACACAACAGCCTAAATTAAAATTTAATTTCACTGTAACCTTTAAGTTTAGATCGCCAATTACCATTCCAAATCTTGGCAACCAAGAAGAAATAACACTTGATGAACTAACTTTTGCACTTAAACAGGCTGCCCGCCCGAACCCTACTATTGTTTATCAAGATGTTAACTATTATAACTATCGAACAAAAGTTGCTACAAGAACAGATTTTGGCACAATGCAGCTAACCTTTTATGATGATAACCAAAACTTAGCACATAGCTTATTTGAAACTTATCTAAAAGCAGTTAGCCCGATAGCTAATCTGCCAAAAAGAGAC